AACGGACTGTCCGCTTATCTGTCCGCCAAAGCCGACGGGCGGGATGTTGTCCCGCCCGTTTTTTGTGGCCAGTTGTGGTGGGCCGTGCGGGGCTCGAACCTGCGACCCGCTGATTAAGAGTCAGCGACAGGTGCGTTTCAGGACGGTTTCGGGCGCACCAAATCAGGCGATTTTCGCCCGCCCTGTATCCCACTGTTTCCCGGTGTTTCGTTTTTTGTTGCGGAATTTGTTGCGACGCGCTAAAGTCGCCCAACAAAATAAAAATGAAGGGGTGTCACATGTTTGATCTAAAAAATCCATGTCCCGGCGAACGTGAGCAGCAGTGCGCCGCGCTCACGGTGCGCTGATGACGCGCGGACGCCCGCGCGAAGGCGGGATTCGCAAACTCAGCGACGGGCGCTTTGAGGTTTGCGCCACCTACACCGACTTTCGCGGTCAGCGCCGCGCGCTGCGTCGCATCGCCGCGAACAAAACCGCCGCACTCGCCCTTCGCCGCGAACTCTGCGCACTCGCCGACGAACGCGCCCGCGCCGCCGCGCCGCCTTCCGCCGCCCCGCGCACGATGCCCGACCTGCTGGCGCACTTCGCGGCGAATCACTGCCAGCCGGCCGAGTACCGGGATGGGAGAAAAATCTCCGGTCGGCGTTCGCTGCGCGGATTGAAAGCGCAACTTGCGGCCATCGAGGCGCACTTCGGCGCGCAACGCCTTGATCGCATCACGCACGCCGACTGCGATCAATTCCGCCTGGCGCGCCTGCGTACGCCGACCGCGCGCGGCAATCCGCGCACCATTGCAACCGTCAACCGTGAGATCGCATTGCTTCGGCGCGCCCTCAACGTCGCCTGCCAGCAGGGTTGGATTTCCCAAAATCCATTCCAGCGTGGCGAGCCGTTGATCGCCGCGGCCGCCGAAAATCGCCGTACGCGCATTCTGTCGCGCGACGAAGAGCGGCGGTTGCTGGCCGCATGCACGGGGCCACGGGCGCACCTCTACGCCGTAGTGGTCGCTGCACTTGATACCGGTTGCCGCAAAGGGGAATTGCTCAACGCGACATGGCGCGAGGTTGAGCTCGCAGAGCGCACCATCACTGTGGCAAGTCACAAAGGGGGACGCCACAGCGTGCGCGTCGTCGGACTGACCGAGCGGCTGCACGCGATCCTATGCGCCCGCCGCGCCGCCGCGAACGCCGACGACCGCGTCTTTGCCGTCGGTGACGTGAAAAGAGCATGGGCGTCCGCGTGCCGGGCCGCCGGACTCTCCGAACTGAGATTCCACGACCTTCGGCACACCGCCGCGACGCGCCTCGCCGAGGCGTTGCCGCTGGCGCAAGTGGGAAATTTGCTGGGCCACACGCAGCTGACCACCACCGCCAGGTACGTCAACCTCGGCGAGGACGTACGGCGTCGCGCCGTGGATGCGCTTGATGCGTTCAACGCCGAAACGGAAGACGATGCGCTTGCGGAAACTCCGAATTTCTTGCATTGAGCCCCTTTGGATTCATCGCCGAGGGCGTCAGTTCTTTGGGAGCGGACGGGTCAGTTCCGTCGTCAACTCTTCAAGGGCTTCAATTCTCACATCGTGATCGAAGTTGGATTTGACCAAAGCGTCCATCTTCCGAACCAGCAGCTTCATCTCGCCTTCCAGTCGATCAAAGCGCGCGTTTATTCGCTCTTCCATTGCGGCGAGCCGTTCCAAAACTGTTTCAATCGTCGGCTTGGTTTCCATGTCAGCCTCCATTTTATTTTTTGTCCAAAAACAGAAAAATCGTGATGCTGGCGGCCAGCCCGATGAAAATCACAACCACTATCCAGACCAGCTTCCGAACGATGGACCACAAAAAACTTGGACTTGACACCCCGGCCTGGATGAGGAACTGAGGCGTCGCCGTCACGGTTTCCGCGTTGGTCCGTCTTGCCGGACGGCCCTGGCGAATCGTCTCTTTGATCGCCGTCGCGTTGTGCGGCGCAGCCCCGTATGACCATCGCCCTTCCTCAAGGTTGTATCCAAATCTCCCGTAAGGCGTCCGCTTCGGCAGATTGCGTCGGGCGGCCCAAATATTGACCCAGGGGTTTCCGCGCTCCGATGAAACGATCACGAGGCGGCCGGCGTCGTCATACGCCTCGATCAAATCAAATGGCCAAATCACGTCCTCTTCGCAGTCGGCGAAGAGGATTTTCGACAGTCCGGCGAGCGCAACCCCCGATTCGGGTGTTTGAATGGCGCTGACAATGTGTTTGCAGCAGCGACGAATGTCACGTCCGGCGAAGCGCGCCCGCTTCTCTTGAAAGTCTTTGCAGGTGCAGGTGAGCGCACCCAAATCCACTTGATACGATCCTTGTCCTGAAGATGAACGAATCGAAAAAAGTTTTTTTCCGGTTGCTTCCGGTACCAAAGTCCATTCCGGCGTGACGGCAACTTTTTTCAACATGAGCGGATGCTCCAGCATGCTTTCCCGGCGTCGGTGCAGGGGCGTGACGAGACGCCGGGCAAAATCAAAATCGGGTAAAATCTTCAGCTTGAATCGCTTGAATCAAACCTTTTTCGCGCGTTATCTGGTAAGCGAAATTCCAATAAGTTTTTTCGATTAAGCGGTTTGCCTCAAAAGAGAAGGGGAAATGGATTGCTGCTCATACATGGATAAACCCAACTCGATCATTTTTAATGCCGACTGACTTAAAGTCCATTCATGGCTTTCGGCAATCTCAGTCAGCTTTGCTTTGATTGATGGCGGAGCTTTGACCGCGATCTGTTCCGTTCGTTTTTCCTTTCCGTAAGGTCTTCTGGACATGGTTTGAACTCCTTTGCTTTTAGTTTACGAAGTCTACCGAAGCTGGATGCGGCGTGATACGTTTTTTATGCTTGCAAAGGTAAACCAATTAAGATAAGATTTTTGTATGCACATGAAGAGTCCTAAGTCCATTCCGCTCACGACAAAAGTCTCGCCAGAGATCATTCAAATGATCGAATCCATTGCGGCGGAACGGGAATGGAGTTTGTCGCATGCAACGAAACATCTACTAAAGAAGGGCCTGGAAGCTTACAGCGGAACATCTGACGGCGCGTCGGTGACGATGGCACATGGGAAAGGCGTGACGGCTGCCAATGCCACCTCGTCAATGCGACGCTCCTTCAGACCTTCCGGTCAAGAGCAATAGGGCTGAGATCGGCGCCTTTGCCTCGCGCAAACGACCAAGGAGTTTTTTGCGATTGTAGGGCCAGCGACCGTACCTCAGTGTCCAGGGGGCGTGGGGTGAGGGACAACGCTCCGATACTGTCACCCTGACAGCCGGGAATGCAGACCGGCAACAAATTCCAGGCGGCCCGCCGCCAAAAACGCTTCGTGCGGGCGTGCAAGACGAAGCGCAACCAATAGGGAAGATGGGCGGCTTCGATTGCACTTCCGGCTTGCTCGCCGCAGGGCAGGACTTCCGCAGAGGGCGCCGGTCAAGTCGGGATTGCAATCGAAGCCGCCCTGCAAGCAAGAGGGCGCAATGATGAAGGGAACGCGAGATTTCAAAATTGAGATTGTGTCAGCCGAGGACGCCGACGAACACGAAGTCATGGCCGCCGCGCGAAACCGCAAAACCTGGTCCGCCGATGCGGGGATTGAGTTTCGCATGAGCTTGCTTGAAGACGTTCAACGTATGCAGGGCGGGACGCGGCGATGCGAGGAATACGGGATTCGCCAGAGAGCCGACAGCGATTTCGAGCAAATCGGACTGCTGCAACATCAACTCATGGAGCGCGTCGCGGCTGAAGCGGCGGCAAACGCCATGCGAGATTCGGCGGCTGCGCGCGCGGTGTAGCGCCGAATGGCGGGGGACGCCTCATAAGCCAATCCCCCGCCCAACCCTGCAAGGATTTGGCCGTTTCTCCGCGTTCTCTCACATGCGCCAGCGGAAGCCCCACGTCCAAATCCTTGGATGGTTGGGGAGACCATCCGGTTGTAAACATCCTCCAAAGTTTGGGGCGGCCGCACCCGCCCCGTTTTTTTCGCAAAAATTTCAGAGATTGGCGCGGTCGGGCGGGGATGGCTACTGTCTGTAAATGGCTCCGGTCGCGCCAAAACTACGTGGGGCAGGCATGAAGATCGCGATACGCGAGTCTCCGCATATGGCTCGGTTTGGGTGGGGCTGGATCGTTGAAGTGGATGACTATCCGCCGCACTCCGCTGATAAGTTCCCGTTCGTTCACTTTCTTGCTCCGTCCGAAGCTGAGGCGAAAAGTACCTCTGCCAGATAATTCGGCGCAGCGCGTGCTGCGTGGCGGGCCCGATTGGCGATTTGGCAGAGTATAACCAAGCCCGCCTTCTTCAAGAGAATACAGGAGATCAAAATGAAAAATCCACCTGACAGAATATTTTTGCAGTGGCATGGGGACGCTGACGCCAACTTATACAGAGGCGAGGAGCCGGGCGAGGTGACTTGGTCGTCCGAGCGAATTTTTCATTCAGACATTCAATATGTGATGTGCAAAAAAAAGCGGTTCGCCTGCACGCCGCCGCCGCCGTCAGCAAACGCCATGCTTGGCGAAAATTGATCGATCCAGGATGGTGACGCCATGCAAATGCTGATTTTCAATGTGCCCGAAAACGCTGGCAAAGAAGTTCATTCCGCCATCCAGGCCCTCATCCGACTGGCGACCCCGGTCGAGGCATCGTCACCCGCGCCCGCCGCGCCGCGCGAATGGCTTTCAATTGAGCAAGCCGCTGAATATTGCGGAGCGTCGCGCACGACAATTTATCGCTGGCGGAAAAACGGGTTGATCAAATCGTCGCCCGCCGTCACGGGGCGTCCGCGCTTTGAGCGCGCCGCGCTCGACAGATTTTTGAAAGGGATCAAAAGATGAATTTCCCAAAAGAAAAACTTTTGCCGGTTTTGCTGACCGAGTTGGAGAAGCAACAGCGCGGCCAAATTCTGGCAAGCAACCTCATCGACCTTCAAAAAATGCAGGATGAGGCAAAAGAGTCCGCTAAATCCTGGCGAAATAGAATCAAAAACCTGGAGGAATTGATTTGGCACGATTCAAAAGTTCTGAAGGACGGCGAGGAGAAACGCATGGTCAAGGTGAAATACCAAAGCGATCTGGGCAAGCAAAAAATCCAAACGATTCGCATTGATACCGGCGAAATTTGCGAGGAACGCGAGGCCACTCAAGCCGAGCGCGACCGGCTTTTCGACGAATGGCCGGAAGAGATCGGAGACTGAAATGCTGAAACTGTGGAACGCCCTAAATGCCGAATCCCCAAACCTGGAACTGTTTCCAGCGGTGCCGGGTTTTGCAATATTGCGAAATTTCCTCCCGAAGGACGTTCGCGCGCGTTTCATCGAGCTGGCCCAAACCCAGCTTGCGGGAGACTGGCATGTCCCCAAGACAAGAAGCGGGCTTTCCTTCTCAGTCAAAATTGCATGCTTTGGGTGGAGATGGACAGCGCAGGGATACGAACCGCCCAACCATTTGATGCCACGCGAGATTGTGGAATGGTCCAGGCGCGCGGCGAATCGGGTATTCATGCAATACGGAGATTGGTCGCCGCAGACAGCGATCTGCAACTGGTACGGGCGAGAATCAAAACTGGGACTGCACGTAGACCGCCAAGAGGACCCGGCGACGATCAACGCCGGAATGCCCATTGTCACGTTTTCATTCGGCGACGACGCGGAACTTGCCATTCGCCTCAACGAAAAAGACAAGTTGACAAAAGTCGTCATCGAAGATTCCGACGCTTTCGTAATGGGCGGAATGGCACGGAGCGCAGAGCATGGCATTCTGCGCATCAAGCCGCTGACAGGGCCAAAAATCGGAAAAGCGAAAGAGGGCCGACTGTCGATCACAGTCAGACAAGTAACAGGGAGCATTTCATGAAGCCGAAGAAGCCCTTGATCTATCTCGCCAGTCCGTATTCATCCGACAATCCGGCCGTTATGGAAAATCGCCATGCCGCCGCGTGCACCGCCGCCGCCTCATTCATGGCCGGAGGGTTGGTCGTATTTTCCCCGATTGCCCACACGCACATATTGAGCCGGTCGTTGCCCTCGTTCCTCAGAAACGATCATGAATTTTGGATGGATCAAGACCTGTCCATCCTCAAAAAGTGTGACGCCCTGGCCGTGCTCTGCTTACCTGGATGGGAAGATTCGCGTGGCGTGAAGGAGGAACTAGCTTTCGCAAAAAAACAGCACCTACCAACGTTTCTGATCAATCCGCCATCCCCGAACTCAATCATGCGCTCGATAAGAGAGATTGCAGATGAGCTTTGATCTAATTCATGGCGATGCGTTTGATTTTCTGGCGGCGCAAGACGATGGCGCGTTCGACGCGATCATCACGGATCCCCCATTCAGCGAGCGCACCCACAGGGGATTCGCGCGACTGACCCGCGCCGACGGCTACCTGTCCAATAATTTGCAGTTCCCGCACCTGACCCCGGAGCAGGTGCGGGAACTGGCAAGGGAATTTGACCGAACAACCAAAAATTGGATTGTTTGGCTTACAGATCACACCTTGGCCCCGATAATCGCCGCCGCCCTTGAAGAGATGGGCCGATACGTCTTTCCGCCCATTCCATTTATTGATGCGGAACGCGGCGTCAGAATTTGCGGCGACGGACCAGCCGGGCCAGCGTGCTGGATTGTCGTCTCTCGGCCAAAAAGCAAGGCAGGCGCAAAGTGCGGTTCGTTGCCCGGCTGGTACATCAAAAGTCCGCATTGGGGGAGCAACCTCATGGTCGGGGGCAAGCCGGTCGGACTGATGAAAAGATTGATTCTCGACTAAACCAGCAGCGGGCATCGAATTTGCGACCCTTTTTTGGGCGCCGGAACGACCGGCGTCGCCGCAGTTGAGACGGGGCGGGCATTTTGGGGTTGCGAGATTGATGCGGAACGTTTCGCGCTGGCGAAAAAAAGAATAGAAGCCGTCGCCGCGCAGGCAAACCTTTTGGATGTCGCCGCAGAAGAAGCGGGTATCCAAGAAAAGCGACGGGCAAAGAAAGCAAATAAGTTTTGGTGAGAGGAGAAGCCAATGAAAAACAGGCTGCAAGCGATTCTCGGACAAATCGAAGCCCTCGTCGCCGAGGCGCGCCGCCTCATCGTGGCAACCGACGAAGGGAACGTTGCCAGCGTTCCCATTGCTGGCAACGCCGGAAAACGCGAACGAGTGCGCGCGGCGCTGGCGGATGCAGAACTGCAACGGTTGAGCAACCGGCAATTGGCGCGCCTCACAAACACTTCGCACACCTACGTTGCCAATTTGCGGAAACAAATGGAAACGGAGTTGCCGGAAAGCCGCAATGAAGTGGCAACTGTTTCCGAAGATGGAAAGTGCGTTTCCAGTGAAGCGGAAACAAAAACGGAAAGGTTTCCGCAAACAGAAATGGCGTTGCCGGAAAGTGGAAAAGAAATCGCATTTGTTGCCAAAAAAACAGGAAACCTTTCCACTATATCTAGCTCTAGTTCTAGTTCTATCTCTAATCAAGAAATAGAACAGAATAGAGACGGGGTGCCGGGGGGAAACGCGGCGGAAGAAAATTCCACTGAGTTTCCGCCCATACCTGAACTCACCCTCGTCACTATTGATTTTTGGCAGAAACAACCGTACGCCGCCGTCGCCGCCGCGCTGACCCCGTCGCTTTCCGACGAAGAGCGCAAAGAGCAAATTTTCAAGTTTTGCGCGACTCGCCGGTCGCCGCGATGGGGGGGAGACAAGGGCTTGACGCAGTGGCTGAGAAATTCCGAAACGTACAAACGCAGGGGCGAGCAAATGCGCGCGGCCGCTGCAAAGCCAAAGCCGGCCGCCGCTGCCGCGCCGGGGATGTACGTTGGCGCAACCGAAGCGCCGCACAGCGCGCCGGAATCGGACGATCCGCAGTCGGCCGTTCAGTCCTTGCGGGACTCACTCCGCGATCAGTGGAGAGAAGAGGTTGAAAATTATGGGTCCCTTCGCCTGGCCGGAATGTCCGAAGCCGAGCGAATTGAGGCGATGGCCGCAACGCGCGCCAGGCTGGGACGGGAATCCGGCGCGCAGTTCACGCGGCTACCCGACAGCGCGAAAACCTCGGCCGCGGAGGTGAATTTGGTGCTGGAACTCGGCAAGGAAAGATGCGGGGATTTTGACGCCTGGGTGAAGGCCAGACACACTGAGAGGGTCGGATGAGCGAAAATTTCATTAACAGAGCATTAGCGGCTTTTGAGGCGAGAGATTTTTGGGAATCTCTTGAGATCGTGTTACTTGGGATCCGGGAAAATCCGCCAAAAGAGGTTGCGGCGGAATTGAAAAGACTGCGCGCGAAGCTTTGGCGAAAGCGGGGGTGCCCCACCTGTTCAGGACTCGATCCGAAATCGTGCATGCGTTGCCAGGGGCGAACGAAGCTGTCCGAGTGGTGCGACGGAGAAGTCCAATGAGCTTGCGCGCAGGAAGTCTTTTTTCTGGAATCGGCCTGTTCGATCTCGGAATCGAAGCCGCCGGGGCTGAACTCGTTTTTCAATGCGAAATAGACGCTTGGTGTCGCAAAATCCTGCGCCGCCAATTCCCAACACTCAGAATTGCCAATCGAATTTTTGGAGATGTGCGAGATGTCAAAGAATTTCCGCAGTGCGATCTGCTCTTCGGCGGCTTCCCGTGCCAAGACCTCTCTGTCGCCGGAGTCCGCGCCAGTGACGGAATCGAACGCGCCCGAAGCGGACTATGGAGAGAGTTTGTGCGCGCCGTACGCCAAATACGACCCGCTTACGTGCTCATGGAGAACGTTCCAAGGCTTGCTGTGGCCGGACTTGATCGCATCCTCTGTGAGCTTGCCCAAATCGGGTATGATGCGGAGTGGACAACTCTTTCCGCATCAAATTTTGGGCACTGGCACCGCCGCGAACGCATTTTCATTGTTGCCTACGATCCTCGCCAGCGACGAGCGCCTGAAATTCCAATCAAAAAAATCGAAGGCGAGGGGATCAGGGGAAAAACTGTACGAAGCCCTCTTGAACCAATCTTGGAAGCGCCGCCGTCGTGCCCGCTCAAAAAATGGCCAAGGAAAGTTGCGCCGCTTTTACCGGAACTCGTCTACGTAGATAAATACAAATTTGAAATAACGACGGTCAAGGAATCGGCAATAAATCCTGAATTTGGCGAATGGATGATGGGTGCGCCGCGCGGCTGGACGGAGGGCATACCTGAAAAAAAACGAATCGAAGCACTCGGAAACGCGGTCGTCGTCGAGGTTGCCCAATTTGTCGGCGAGTGTGTCAAAAAAGACGCGAGAAAATACCTCGACCAAAATCAAAGAAGGGCGTAAAGTTTTCCCATGAGAAGGCTCACGGAAAATGATTTCAACGAAGCCGCCGAACTGCTCGGATGCGAGTTCGCGGCTGTAAAAGCCGTCGCTGAAGTCGAAAGCGCCGGTGCGGGCTTTCTCAAAGACGGGAGACTGCGAATCCTTTTCGAGGGGCACTGGTTTTTTCGATTGACGCGCGGCGCGCACCAATACTCGCACCCGACGATTTGCTATCCGAAATGGACGCGCGAATTTTACGCGAAGGGACGCACCGCTGACGCGCGCGGCGCCGGTGAGTTTTCCAGGCTGGAGCAGGCGATGGCCCTGAATCGCGAGGCGGCATTGAAGTCGGCGAGCTATGGCAAGTTCCAGATCATGGGGTTCAACTTTGCCCTGTGCGGGTTCAACGCGGTGGAAGATTTTTACGCGGCAATGCAGCAGGACGAAGGCCAGCATCTCGCAGCTTTCTGCCAGTACATCAAAAACAGCGGGCTTGACGACGAACTGCGCGAGCGCGATTGGGTGCGGTTCGCACGCCTCTACAACGGGCCGGAATACCGCAAGAACAATTACGATGGGAAGCTTCGCCGCGCGTACGAGAAGCACGCAAGGACAGCGCCGCCCGCGCCAGAAAAAAGGCAACCAAGTTGGCGCCCGCAATCGAACCCGAAAAGTGACGAACCGCCGCCGCCCGTCGCGGAGCCCTCATTGATCGCAGCCGCAACCGGCGCGATTGTGGACGACGTGCGCGCGGTTGCGGCGTCATCAGTGGCGCAAAATGGAGAGCCGTCGGCGGTCCTTGGCGCGTCCCTGCCGTTAGCGGCCAAGGCAACCTTTGGCAAAATCAAAAAATTCATTTTGCCCAGCGGAATCGTCGGCGGCGGATTACTCAGCCAATGGGGCGAGTTGCTCCAAATTTTCGGCGGAATCAAGGGCGTCGCCGTCGCCGCATTCATAATCGCAGCCTGCGTGGCGGCCGGAGCTCTCGCCTGGCGATGGCGCAAAGAGAGGGCGGAGCTTCAGACCAAAATGACAATACTGCAAAATGAGATTGCGGAACTCAGAACGAGGTGAAGGATACGACATGAGGAAATTGTCACTGCTTACAATTTTCGACGACCTGCCTTTGGGCTTGCCAATTGCCGCGCTTGGCATGGCGGGGCGGGCGATATGGGGTGTTGTGCGAATGCCCGCGCGGATTTCGTCACTCGAAATCTCCAACTTAGAGTGCGCGGCAAGAGAAGCGGCGCTGTCGGTTTCAGTGGCGCAACTTTCGGGAAGAGTGACAGCACTGGAAGAGAGCCGCGACAAAATGCGGGAATCACGCGACAGATGGCGCGAGGAGGCAAAGAAAAGCGGTGGGCATCCGCAATACACCAACGAGACGGGAGAGTTTGAAGCGCAATGAAAATTATCACGAATGAGCGAGTCGAAAAAAATATTCGCTTTGGTGTTGCCCGCGGACTGACACACGCTGCAAAAGTGGGACAAGCGGCATCGCTGAAGGCATTGCCTAAACAGTTCACTTTGCGGGGTCAATGGTTTCAGCCGTCCAACCGATTCGGCATCAAGATCAATCCGGCCCGCCGCGATGGCGAGCCGGTTGCGTCGGTCTACACGCGCGCCGATTGGCTGGACATCCAGGAAGAGGGGGGGACAAAGAGGGGAGCCGGACGCATCGCCATACCGGTCGAGGCGAGACGTTCGCCGACCGCCGTGCTTCGGCGCTCAGAGCGTCCTGCAAATGTGCCAAAGAAATTTGAAATCAAGACAAAGCGTCAAGGAACTTTGCTCGTCAAGCGAGTGAAGAAAGCCAATGCGACGCGGCGGCGGGAAAATCCTTTCAGCGGACTGAAGGTGCTGTATCGCCTCAAGCCAGATGTCAAGGTGAGAAAGCGGAGTGCCTTTTATGCACCCGTAACAGCGGCCATCAAGCGACAGGTTCAAGGAATAATTGCACGATCAATAAGAGAGGCCCTCAGTTCATAGGTTCTTTCCCGGCCTATTGAGTAGGGGTGTCTCGCGAGCGCGGTTGCCGCGCATCTGCCAAAATTTTTCAATGACTACGGTTTATTTTTGCAAATGAGAAAACCAGACAGGGCGATCACAGCAAGGCGTTTCAGTTTCGGCGGCGGACATCAGCCGGCCGACGCAACCAGCTTTCGCGGCGTCGTCCGGCGTTCTCCCGTCACCCTCGGCGGCGGCTTCGGGCATGTTGTATCCCACCAAGAGAGCGTCACCCACCGCACCCTCGGCGAAAACGAAACGATGACGCGGCGAGCGGTCGGCCGCGAATTTCTTGATCGCACGCACGTCCGCAACGCGCGCCAGGTAATCCCCCGCCTGCCGCAGCCGATGGAATATTTCGAGTTCATGAGCAATCAAAATTTCACGACCCATGCGGCGCTCACCGTCCTCATGGAGATGTGCGACCCGGAAGTCGTGCGCGACATGTGGATAGCCACCCTGTCCTTTACGGAGAAGACGATCCTTGACCTCTGTCGGCTGCATGACGAAGGGCGAGTTGAGCGAATCAGTGTAATTTGCAGTGTGTATTTTGAGGCGAAGGAAAGGGAAAAGTTCCACAAGGCGAAGCAACTGATGTCAGGGCGCAACATGCGCCTGGTCGCGTGCCTGTCGCATGCCAAAATCGCGTTGCTCGACGTGCGCGACGCCTACATCCTCACGGGTTCGGGAAATCTTCGGTCGTGCTCTTCGATTGAGCAATACACCCTCACCGCCGGACGCGATCTATATGCCCCATACGCGAAAAAACTGGAGCAATTCTTTCAATGAAGGCGATCAAAAAATCAAAAGCTTCGCCGGACTACCTCCCACACTTGGTCGAGGCGATGCTGGCCGGCCTTTTGCCAAGTCAGGCGAGCAGCTTCATCCGTAACGATCTAAAAGACGTTGATGGCGTCGCCGACGCCGCGACGGCCACCGACGCCGACATTGAGCGGGCGATAGACCTGGCATGGAATTTCATCCTCACCGATGTCGAAACCGACCCGACGCGCCTGGCGGCGCGCGACCTCGCCCGACTTGAGATGCTTTTCGCGCGGTGCGTGCAGTCGCAGATGTACGCCGACGCGCTGAAGGTGCTCATGGCCCGGCAAAAACTCAAACCGCTTGAGACGAAGAAGGCGGTGCCTGAAGAGATCAAGAGGAAGCTGGAACTTTTGAAGGCAAGTTAAGATGTGGCCCAACTTATCCCAACAAAGGAGTTGCTGGACTTTCTTCGTGAGCATGGCGTCGGGGACTACACCGACGAGACCATCAGATATTGGAGGACGTGCGATCCGCCGATACCATGCGCCAAGCCCGGCAAGCGCGGACAGTCACATCAATGGGATGTGTCGGAGGTTTTGGACTGGCTGCATTTGCGCCGCCAAAGCGAAAAAAAAGGATGGACGGCGCCAAACGCCGCGCCCTCGCCGGAAGGGAAAGACCCTCTTCGTCATTGGCAAGCGCAGATCAAGCGCACCGAATACCTCGAAAAAGTGGGCAAGCTTGTTGACGCTGCTGCCATCGAAGCCGCGATCACAAATGCTTTCATCAATGTTCGCGCCCGCCTGCTTTCGGTTGCCCCGTCGGTTGCAGTGCAATGCGAGGGGAAGTCGGCCGCGCAGATTCAGAAATTGATAGATGACAAAATCCGCGAGGGACTCGACGAACTGTGCATAGCGACCTCCAATCAATCCTTGCAAATCCCGCCGCCATCATTGCCCGCGCCGCCGAGCGAGGACTGAGACCGCCGCCAAACCTCGACGTGAAGGCATGGGCCGACCGGTTTCGCGCGCTTCATCGCGAGATTGCCCCCAACAGTCCGGGAAGATGGCGCACGTCCCGGACGCCCTACCTTGCCGAGATCATGGAATGGTTCACCGACCTGGAGGCCGCGCCAATCGCCGTTTTCCTCAAATGCGCCCGCATCGGCGGGACGTCCGTGATCGAAAACGCGCTCGGCCGCTTCATCCACCTCGACCCCTGTCCCATGCTGGTGATGCAACCAACAATTGAGGACGCCAAAGCATTTTCGCGCAAACATATAGATGGAATGATCCAGGCTACGGGCCAACTTGCCGAGAAATTCCCGCGCCGGGGCGCCCGAAACGACAAAGCGCGGTTGTTGGAAAAAGATTTTCCGGGCGGGTCAATTAAGTTGATCGGGAGCAATGCCGGGTCGGGATTGCGCCGAGAAACAATTCGGATTGTCCTTATTGACGAGGCGTCGGGATGCTCCGGCGCGGTCAAGAACGAAGGCGATCCGATTCGATTGGCGGCAAAGCGAACTGAGACGATCTGGAATCGTCGAATTTTCCTCACATCCACGCCGACAATTGAGGGGCGATGTCGCACCACGACCGAGTACGAGCGCAGCGACATGCGACTGTACCATGTCCCCTGCCCGCACTGCGGCGAGTTGCAGCCCCTCGTTTTTGAGAATTTCAAATTTTGGCGAGACGACGAGGGCGCCATCACGGACGCGCAGTTTGGTTGCGTCGGCTGCAAGGCGCTCATCGCAGAAAGTCACAAGCCGGACATGCTGGCCGCCGGGAAGTGGATTCCGACGCACCCGAACCGCCGGATGCACGGCTGGAAGATCAACGTCTTCTACTCGCCATTTTACTCGTGGAAGAGCGTCGCCGAGGACTTTCTGACGCTGAAAGAGGCGCCCGAGGGCTTGCAGGTTTGGGCCAATACCTACCTTGCGGAGACCTACAAGCTGGATGCCGAGCAGCTTGACCCGGTCGCCCTGTCCGCGCGCCGCGAACGATACCCGCACCCGATCCCGTATGGCGTGTGCGTCTTGACGGCGGGCGTTGACGTGCAGAGCGCTGGACGGCTGGAGGCGTTGATCGTCGGCTGGGGCGTCGGGGAAGAGGCATGGATAGTCGCACACAAGATTTTCGAGGGCGACGTACGTCAGTCGCCCTCCGTCGAAGACTCCGTTTGGGCGCGGCTTGACGCCTGGCTTTCGGAGCCGCGCGAGCACGAAAGCGGAGTGAGTTTGAACGTCATCGGTTCCGGGGTTGACACCGGCGGACACGCGGCAAAGCAGGTCTACGATTTTTGCTACGGAAAGACGACACGCGGCGTCGTGCCGGTCAAGGGCGCATCAACGTACCCGCACCCGTTGATCGTGCGCGGAAAAAGAAACGCATCGTCAGGGCGGCGCAAGGTCGGGCATTACATGATCGGGACCGAGACGGCAAAAAATACGCTGTTCGCCCGCCTGAATATCGCTCCGCCGGAAGGCGGGCGCGCGCCCGGCTATATCCACCTGCCGGACACGGTTGATGAAGAATTTTGCAAGCAACTCACGAACGAAAAGGTCATCAGCTTCTACCGCAAGGGCAAGTTGATTTGGCGCTATGACAAAATTGGCCCCAATGAGGCTCTTGATATGCTAGTCTACGCTTACGCAATGCTCGGATGGCGACAGGTCAATTTCGCTGCGGTCGCCGCCTCGTTTCCGTCCCGCGCTGAAGCTGACGCGCCGCCTCAGTCGCCAAAAGAAGGAAAGAAAATTCGCAAAACGAGAACAGGAAAGGGATTCGTGAACGCATGGAAACGCTGACCGCGCCCCCACGGGAGTTTTACGCCGGAGAAACCCCGACATGGACCTGGAAGGACGATGCATACTCGCCCGCCGAGGGATTCAATTTGGAGTTCCAGTTTACCAAAGGTGGCGACAGTTTCACCGCCGGGGGCGAGCCGAACGCAGAAGGAGATGGATGGAATGTTCAACTCCCGGTCGCCGCGACGGAAGACAAGCCTGACGGAAAATACCACTGGCTTGCAATCGCAACACGAAACACGCCCGCGCCATCAGTGCGCCGAATTATCGGGAATGGATTTTCTCGCCTGTTGGCCGCCGATGGCACAACGCCGACGGAGCGCGATCTTGCCGCCGTCGAAGCCGCAATCCAAGAACTTGTCACAACGAAGCAATGCGTTTCGGAGTATCGAATCAAAGACCGTCAACTGAAGCGTTACACCATGCAAGAGCTTGAACAGGTCCGGGCAAGACTGCGCGAGCAGGTGAGCGCCGAGCGACAGGCGCGCCGCGCCAAAAGCGGCAGTTCTTACCTTCGGACGGTAGGAGTGAGGTTTCGATGAATTTTCTGGATAAAATGCGTCGTCGAATCGGCAATGTTTTGATTGGCTACGGCAAGCGCATGGCGGAAGAGGCATCGCCTGCCAGTCCGCGCCTGGCCTACCTAAAAGCGGCCATCAGCTCAGGGTTGACGGCGGATTGGGTTTCGGGAAGCGTCGGCGCCGACCAAAAGGCGATGGCAAGCCTGGCGCGAGTCCGAGCACGGAGTCGCGAGCGAGCCGACAACGATCCGCACGCCGCGAAATACTTGCAGACACTGGAAAATGAAATCGTCGGGCCGGGCGGCTTTGGCCTTCAGTTTCACGCCGTTGGACGTAAGGGCGAGCCGGATGACAGGCTAAACACTCGCCTCGAAGAGGCTTGGGCGCGTCGGTGCGAGGCGGAATTTGCGACCACAGCAGGGCGACTTTGCTGGAATGACCTGGCCCGCCTGGTCATTCGCACCGTTGCCTGTGAGGGCGAGGCGTTGCTGCAAATCGTGGCGCAGCGGAACAACCCATATGGCTATGCCCTGAACCTGGTCAGCGCTGAATGGCTCGACGACCAGCATCTGGAAATTGCCCGCAATGGCAACCGCATAATCATGGGCGTCGAGCTCGACGACCAAAACCGCCCCGTTGCCTATTGGTTGCGTCCGCCGGTGTCGGAACTTTACCCTCGCCTCCGGCGAGAAACCGAAAAAAAGCGGATTCCCGCCGCCTCGATCATCCATGTGTGGCGACAATTGCAGCCGGACGCCACGCGCGGAATGCCGTGGATGGCAAGTGGGCTATACTTCATGAAGATGTTGGAAGGACTTAACGACGCCGCTGTGACGACGGCCCGCGCCGCCGCCTGCAATGGAGGATTTTTCAGCGAGCGACAGCCCGAAGAGGACGCGGTCGGCGGCGCAAAAGAGGACGTTCCCGAATCAATCGAAATGCGCCCCGGCGAGTTTGTGAAGCTTCCGCCGGGCGTAGAGTTCATGCCATTCAACCCGAATCAACCGACCAGCAACCATGCGGAATTTGCGCGAACGATCACAACCTTCATCGCAGCCGGACTTGGCATCCCGTATTCCACACTCAGCGCCGACTTGTCGCAGGCCAACTATTCGTCAATGCGCGCCGGGGCGATTGACTGGAAAAGGCAAAAAGGGGTACTCCAAAATTGGATGATTGGGGCTTTCTGCGATCCCGACGTTCGCGAATTTCTGCGCTGGCAAGTTTTGCTCGGCAATATTTCAACTGAAGAGAGAAACCGAATTGCTTGGCATTGGACGCCAAGCGGGTTCGACTGGGTCGACCCGGCCAAAGACATGCAGGCAAATTTGGTCAAACTCAGCCTCGGCATGACGACAATGACGAAACTTGCGGCGGAAGCTGGCGGAGATTTCGAGACGAATTTGGCTGCAATCAAACGAGAGAGAGAGCTTGCCGCAAAATACGGCGTTGATCTGAGTGCGCTTCAAATGAAAAAAGGGAAAAACGATGCAGGCCAAACTTAAAAAAACGCAAAAAAAAAGACTGAAAGTCACCAAATCAGACCTAGACGATCTGATACTGGCATTGCACCGGATGGTTTCGGACCCCAATTTCCCGCCATCAAGTGGCAAGGCTGATTTGCAACGAACAACTAAGAGAATTTTAGATCAATCCCTTGAATCAAGTTGAAATAATGGGCGCGTCGGCGTAAATTTCCGAAATCTCGATAAATCTCTTTGGCACGCCATCCGGCCCGCCTGCAATGGCGGGCCTTTCTCTTTTGGTGAAAAAAAATGAAAGAAGCGACAAGAAACGACGTCCGCAAAGGGATCCCGATGCAAATCAGGGCGGCCGACCTGGCGCCCTCGTCTTACTCGGAAGCGGACAACACTGTCGAAGTCGTTTGGTCGACCGGCGCGCCTGTCCGCAGATACGATTGGGAATCAGGCCGATACTATGATGAAGTCCTATCAATGGACCCTTCCGCCGTTCGCCTCGGACGACTGAACGGCGGCGCATCCTTCCTTGATTCGCATGGAAAATATTCCCTCTCCAGTGTGATTGGCTCGGTAGTGCCAGGCACGGCAAGGATTGAAGACGGAACAGGCCTTGCCCGGATCAAACTTTCTTCCGCGCCTCGCGACGCCGACACCATTGTAAAAATTCGGGAGGGTGTAATTCGGTCGGTATCCGTCGGCTACGTTTGCCATCGGATTGAAAAAATCGTCAGCGATCCGAATGCCAACCAAACCGATCAATGGAGAGTCACCGATTGGGAGCCATATGAAATCTCGGCAGTGCCGGTGAACGCGGATGCGGGAGCCGTGGTGCGCGCACAAGGTGCGGAAGCGTTTCCGTGCGAAATCGAAACAATAAATGAAAGAGGGGAAAACGAGCAGATGGCCAACCAATCAAGACACGTTGACGTTCAAGACGCCTGGGATAATTCGGGTGAAAAATCGCGAATTGAACAGATCAAAGGCATCGCCGACCTGATGCGCAGCCTGGACCCGGATATTGATCAACGCGCCTCGTCCGCCGTATACGAGGGAATATCGGTTGCCGATTTTCGGGCTGGCTGCCTGAGAGCGGCTCGTGAGCGGTCGGAAGCGACGATCAAAACGTCGCCCATGCTAACAGCAAAAGAAGACGCGAAATTTTCGGTGACGAATGCGATCCGGGCGATGATGAATGGGCAATGGAATGACAATAGATACCGATCTTTTGAAAAGGACGTGACTGAAGAGCTTGTCAAACGCGGATACAAGAGCGCCAACGGCGGCGCCCTCATCCCCCATGATTTGATTATCCCGCCAAATGAGCGGACGCGAACCCTGACGACGACCGACGCGGGCGGCGCGGCCGAATTGAATTTCACGATGCCCATGCCGTTCATTGAACGCCTTCGCAATCAGGCGATGGTGATGCGTTTGGGCGCAACCATGCTTTCAGGACTGGAAGGGAAGGCGAGCTTCCCGCGCCAAATCGGACAGGCCGCGGCGTCATGGGTGTCGGAAAATCCGGGCTCTGACGTCAGCGAAACACAATTCACGCTCGACGACGTCGAGCTTGACGCAAAAACGTTGATGGCGGCCACCAGTCACACGAAGCAGACCTTGAATCAACTCAGTTACGACATTGAGGAACTCATCCGAAACGACCTCATGGCAGTCAACGCGCTGGCCATCGATCTGGCGGCGCTGGCGGGAACCGGGACGGCTGGACAGCCGACAGGAATCCTCAACACCAGCGGCGTCAACCTTGTGGCGATTGGCGCCAACGGCGGCGCGCCCACCTGGACGCACATTGTCGGCATGGAGACGGCAATCAGCGAGGACAACGCCGAAACGGAAACAATGGCATACCTGACGACGCCGGGCGTGCGCGGGAAGCTGAAAACGACGCTGGATTTTGAAGCCGCCGCCGCCGGAATGCGCATTTGGCAAAACGGAAACATCGTAAACGGCTATCGGGCCGAAGCGACGAACCAGATGCCGAAGGGATTGACAAAGGGAACATCAAACGACTGCCACTCCATCCTATTTGGTTCCTGGCCCTGGCTGATGATCGGCATGTGGGGCGCGTTTGAAATCGTCGTCAATCCATTCGCCGAACTCAAGAAAGCCAAAGTCCAAATTGTGACATTCCAGCAGGCGGATATTGCCCTGCGCTACCCGGAAGCGTTTTCTGCGATCAAAGACGCCCGCGTGTAATTATCATTACGGAAGGAAAAAAAACGATGGCTGAAAAAACGATCAAGATCAAAATTCCCGAAACCGGAAACGGGGTCGTCTATGAAGGCGACGACCTCTTGCCGGGCGGAATCTACAACGTCAGCGAAAAATTTGCCAAGTACTTGATCGAGCGCGGCCGCGCGGTCCTCGCCACTGAAGAGAAGAAAAAGAGCGCGTAATGTTTGCGGAAGACGCCGACATCTTCTTTCAAGAATTTGCAGTTGAAGGCGAGACTGTCGGCGAAACGCCGCGCACATTCCGCGCCATTCTGACGGATGATCTGCTGGAGGTGGACGGCGTCATCAAATGCGTGCCGACCTGCCGGATCAAGACCTCGGACGCCGACGGACTCAAGATCCGTTCAGAAATTCGCATTGATGGGCGTTCCTTCGCTGTCGTTGACCGAAATAACGACGGCACAGGCATGACCGATATGATCTTGAGGGAACTATGAAGCTTTTTCTGCAAGTGGGAAGCCGTGTCATCAACGGCGTGGAGTACAGCAAGGGAGACGAAATCGAAATCCCCTCCCAAGTCCCGAAAAATCTAGCAAAAATCTTGCAACGAATGGGAGTTCTAGCAGAGAGAAAGCCAAAGCCTGATGAGAAGACAGCAGATAATGACCCGCCTGAAGGAAGCGCTGGAGACCATCCAAGCAGGGATGACGGTGACGGTGTCAAGCGCGGACGGCGAGCGCGAGCATGAGTACGGCACTACGGTCAAGCGAGCCTATGACCGCCGCGCGACGCCGGTCGAGCCGGAAGAGACGCCATGCGTGATTTTCGGCGAAGGCGAGTGTGAAATCGGATATCCAGGGCGCGATCACGAAGTCGCAACGCACCGCCTGCAAGTCGTAATCGAATGCTTGGTCGTTGGGAGCGGGGACCAAGAAACTGATTCCGCCGCGCCCTTGCTTCGGGTGATGATGAATGACGTATGCGCGTTGATGAACAGCGAAAAGCGCGAATTTTTGCGATTGGGCGGCGCCGTCCAGTCGATCAGGCGCGTTTCAGACATGCTTGAAACGGAGAATAACCAACTTTTGGCCGCCGGGCGCCTTCTCTACGAGTTTTCGTATCTGACGCCCGACGACCTGCTATGAGGGAAGACATGGCACGATCCGCAAGTGATATTCGGACTCAAATCGGATTTGAAGTCACGCCGGGGACGGCGGTCGCCGCGACGCGCCGACTTCGCTCGACACAATTCGCCACAAATCCAAAGCAGGAAGTGGAAACGTTCCGCGCGATGGGCTTTCGCACAGCGACGCACCGTGTGAAACACCGCGAAATGTCAATGGGCGCGTTTGAGGGTGCGCTGAACATGGCGGAGTTGCTGCCAATTCTCGCTTCGCGATTCGGCGCGCCCACGCCGCAGCAAATCGGATCAACGACGGGCTACACCTGGACTTTCACCCCGGCGGCGGGCGCGCCCGGTGACACACCCAAGACGCTGACGATTGAAAAAGGGGACACGACTGGAGCGACGCGGGTCGCGTATGCGGTCGTCAACGATTTCAAAATGGAGATCAACAACGTCAACTCAGGAAAAATTTCTGGAAATTTGATCGGGCGCGCACCCCAAAGCGTCAACTCTGTGACGACCAGCGGGGTGAGCTTCTATCCTTTCGTGCCAATGGCTGCCAGTTCGTATGATCTTTGGCTTGCCGCATCCTATGCCGATGCGGTCGCACAACAAAATGATGACAAGCTGGCCGGGGCGATTGATACCATTTCGATTGACGTTGGCGAGCAATTCGTCGCGTTTCAGCCGTTTGAAAGCGATTTTGAGAGTTTTAAGGAACTGACGCAGCGGGACTACACGGTCAAGGTTGAACTGACGCTGAATAATAGTCCGGCGGCGCGCAGCGTGCGCGATGCTCTCAAGGCGAATCCGCTCCCAACAAGATTTTTGCGCCTGCGATCACGCGGGCCGCAATTTGCACTCGACGGCGCCACCCCCATCTTCCATGAGTTTGCCGCGACTTTCGCACTGCAATACATGGCGGATGAGGAAGTGGACAATGTCCAAGAGGTTTTTGGGGTCAAGCTGATGCTGGAGAGCGTTTTCGATCCAGTCTCAGGAATTTTTCACGAATACGAGATCACAACCAACGTTTCCGCACTTTAAGAAGATGTTGACGTGAGAAGGCATGGACATTTCAAAAACATTTATTTCGGCGAACCAGATTCAACGCCGACCAGTTTTCATCGAAGTGAAAACGTGGAAAGACGACTGCGAAACGACGGAAAAGCTGACTGTTTGGCGCAAAGGCATCACGGCGGAGCAAAAAAAGCGCGCCGATGAAGCCGGTTTTGATGAAGCGATCCCGCTTTTGATCGAAGTTTTGGTTGATTGGGATTTAACAAATGGGGGCGAACGGGTCGAATTGACCAGAGAAGCCCTTGAGCAACTTGATTTTTTGGACGGCGTCGCGCCGATCTTCCTGACGGTGTTTGGGTTGCGCCCGGAAAAAAAGCTGTAGAGCGACTGCGCAACTGGTACGCCGGGGGTGTGGACGGCGCCGCGATCCCCGACCTCTTGATTTATGAAATCGCGCTTCAATGCGGCGTCAACCCCGCAGAAGTCCGAACATGGGACGCGGAAGACCTGCACACCCTCGGCGCCGTGCTATGGGCGAAACGAGAAGCGAAACAGGCGATAGCCAAACGCTTCAAGCTGAACCTCTCCGATGTCCCGGAGTGGTTCACCGACCTGGCGCCGTTTGAATGGCGCCAAAATGAAACCGAGGAACAATGAGCCGACTGGCCGATGTCCAAGTTGATATTCGAGCGAACCTGACGCCATTGCGCGGCGGAATCGCCTCGGCGTTCAACTTGCTTCGGAGTTTCGGGCGTAGCGCCGAGCGTCCTGTCGCTATGCGCCTCGACGGACGGCAAGCGGCCGCAGCCGTCGGCTCCCTTCAACGCTCGCTTGCCGGGCTAAAATCGTCCGCTGGGGCGAGTTTGGGCGCGTTGGGAGGCGTCGGGAAGGGCGCCCTGGCCGCCTTTGGCGGAAACTTGCTGACAAAAGGGTTTGACGCCGTCACCGGGAAAATAGGCGACCTCGTGGAGCGCGGAAAAAGCCTCAACGCTTTTCGCGAGACGGCGCAAGGCTCATTCGCCATCCTCTTGAAGTCCGGCGAAAAAGCGAAGGCGATGCTTTCCGATCTGGAAAAGTTTTCGTTCGACGCAGGGATGTTCGACTTTGAAGGCATCACGCAGGCGGCAAAGAAAATGCTGGCCTTCAACTTTGAGCCGGGAAAGGTCATCCCAACGTTAAAAATTATTGCCGATGCGGCCGCCGTCGTCGGCGACAACGCCGACGACGCGCGAGAGAAATTGGGCGGAATTGCGTTGGCGTTGGGACAAATGCGAGCGGGCGAAACTCTCAAGGCGGAAGAGTTGAACCAGTTGATCGAACGGGGAATCCCCGCCTGGAAGCTGCTTTCCGATGCGACCGGCAAGTCCATTTCCCAACTCAAAAAACTTCAAGAGCAAGGCAAGTTGTCGGGCAAGGTCGCGAGCGACCTGATAATCGGTCAAATGGAGCGCGAGTATGGCGGCGCCGTCGCCAAGCAAAGCGGCACCTATTCGGGCATGCAGGCGCAAGCGCAGGAAGCGGAAACGCAATTCGCCGCGCGCGCCGTCTCGCCAATGATGGATGAGTTCAAGGTCGGGTTTCAGCAGCAGATGAATTTCCTGCAATCCGACGGCGCAAAGAGCCTGGCCGACACCATGGGACAGGTCGGACGGACCGGGGCGATTGCCTACAACGAAGCATGGAAAGCCGCCTACGGCGGAGCCGCGAACTTCGGGACGCGCGCGGCGAAAGATGGAATCGGCGTCGCCGCCTCAGATGGAATCGTCGAAGCTTCCCCGCAGATCATCAAAGACGCCGCAAGCAAAGTCATCGCCACGTCGGACGCGGTGACAAACGCAGTGACGGGAATCGCAAACAAGATTGCGGCATGGAAAATCCCCGGCTTCAGAGATGGCGGCCCGGTATCCGGCCCTGGAACGACGACATCCGATTCGATTCCGGCCTTGCTTTCGCGTGATGAGTACGTGATGCCCGCCGCCGCAGCCCAAGCGTTCGGCTATGCGAACCTCGACGCGATCCGCGCCGGCCGCTTCGGGCGCTTCAACAAAGGCGGAAGAGTAAAACCCGATCCGAAAAGCTTCATCGCCGCAATCGCTGCGGCGGCGCAGGCGAGCCAAGCGCGAACCGGCGTCCCGGCCTCAGTCGCCATCGCTCAAGCGATTCTGGAAAGCAACTCCGGCGCATCCGGCCTTGCGCGCAAAGCCAACAATTTTTTCGGCATCAAAGGGCGCGGGCCAGAAGGCAGCATGACGTTTCGGACGCGCGAGGAAACGCGGGGCGGGAAATCGTACTACGTCAACGCGCCGTTTCGGGCCTATGCCAATGCGGAGCAGTCGTTCGAGGATCATGGGCGATTCCTTCGCGAAAACAAGCGCTACGCCGGGGCGTTCCAGGCGCAAAGTCCGGTTGACTTCGCGCGTGCAATTCAACGCGCCGGATACGCAACGGACAATAGATATGCGGCGAAAATCGAAAAACTCATCAATTCGTATGACCTCACGAAGTACGATTCCGCAGAGGCGGGAGTGAGCCGCAGCCTGTCGGCGCTCGCCGACGGAACATCAAAGAGCGGAAAAGCGCTTTCGGACGCTTCAGACGCCATCGTCAACGCGACGCAAAAAACAATTCAAGCCCTGCGCGGCCCAGGGGATGAAGCGTTCCCGGCCAATGCCCGGCCGTTCCAGACGCGCACCCGCAACGTGAGCGGATACGGCGACGCTGACGCTGACCGCCGCTATCGCGAAGTCCAAGCCATGCTGCAAGGGCGCACCGCCGACCAGATCATTGCGGATGCCAAAAAATTCCACGCGACAATCAAGGAATCGAATGCGGAAACGAACCAGTTTGGCGCGGCGCTGCAATCGGTAACGCCGGAGTTTGAAAAAATCTCCGTCGGAGTCGCCAAAGTCTCTGAACAACTCAACACCGGATTGATCGAGCGCGCCGGCCAAAAACTGCGCGAGACGCAGGCGGCATATGACGCCGCGCTGGCGTCGGTCGCCAAGTCCGGCGGCGCGTCCGCGTCCTCCGGCGGAACGCTGACAAAAGACGAGCAGGCGGAAAATTTCAAAAAACTTTCCGCCGTGGAAGGCGGGGAAAAGACGAAATTTGGCGAGACTCTTGGAAAGGAAACCGTCGCCGCCTTCTCGACGACAATCCGGGCCGCCTTCGCCGGGGAAATTGATTCCATCGGGGGATTTTTCAAGAGTTTGGCGCGCACCCTTGGCCAATCCTTGATCGATAATCTCTTCAAAGGAGGGGACGAAGAAGGCGGCGGCGGAGGGCTTGGCGGATTGATCGGGAAGGGCGTACGTGGATTGTTTGGATTGTTTGGTGGCGGAAAAGCTTCCGGCGGCCGCGCCACGTCGGGTGTGACGTACCAGGTGAATGAGTTTGGCACCGAGTTCCTGACGCCAATCGGCGGGGACGTGAACATCTTGAACGCCTTGCGCGGCGGACGCGGCGGACAAATGACCCAAACAAACAACTTTTTTATAAATTCGGACAACGGAAACCTTTCCAGGGAATCGCAACGCCAACTGTCCGAGCGTATCGGTCGCCAAACGCGGAGATTCTGAGATGCTCCAAGACTACACGTCCGCAAGCGGCGGGCCGCAGTTCAAGACGATGCTTGTGCGCACCGTTGACGGATACGAGCAGCGCAACGTTGATCAATGGGACAAAGTCGAAATTTACAACCTTCGGTTTGAAAATCTTTCGCAGCTGCAACATGACATGCTTCGCGCCCTGTATGAAGAAAAAAAGGGGACGTTTGGCGTTTTTGATTTTCGCCCGCCGTTGGCGAGCGAAGCGCGGCCAGCGATATTCACCAATGCCGAGTTTCGGGCGAGTTTTGACGCGGCGGGGCTTTCGACGGTCGATTTTGACGTGATGATGCTTGTAGAAGAGGGCGCGCCTTTGCCGGAGCAGTTCCCCGCCGATTCAAACGAAACTTTGGAAATCGACGGAAGCGACGGGGGGCCGGTTGAGCTTGCTGGCGCTTCGGTTTCGCCAACGTTCGGCGTGTTTGACTTCGGCATGGAGAAGCAATCCGCAATTTCGCGCCGCTTTCTGAAGCGCGACCGACGCATCCAAGAGTGGGAAATTGATTTAGCCATGATCACGCCGTCGGCTTTCGTGTACCTTCGGGAATTTTTCGAGAACCGAAAAGGACGGGCGCAAACGTTCCTATATCGTCCCCACGGAGAAGAAAGCGCAACGAAAGTCCGTTTCGACTCAGACAAACTTGAAGCGGAATTTGATCAAAGAGGCGTCGTGACCGGTAAAATCGGATTGATCGAGGTTTCATCGTTTGGGCTTCCGGCAAGCGAGTATTGGGAGCGAGAAACGACCACATTGTGCAAACTTTTCACGATCACCGCTTCAAACGGATTGATGGAACGCCTCACCGATTGCACGCGCGCGATTGTGCGCGGCGGCGAGACGTACGCCGCCGCGCCGCTCCAAACGTCGCAAGTGCAGTTGAGGACAGGGTCGGGCGCACCTGACAATGCGGAAATTGAAGCGGCTTTCGGCGACGAAGTGGACTACGAAGACCTAAAGGCGGGAATATGGAGTGGCGCACGCATCGAAACCCTCGTCGTGAACTATCTTGACGCCGATGCGCAGCCCGCGCGCAGACACATTGGAACGGTCGGCGAAATCACGGTTTTCGAGAACAGTTTCCGCGTCGAATATTTGTCACTGACCGACCGACTCCGTCAGCCGGTCGGGGAACTGACATCGCAGATTTGCCGCGCCGAAGTCGGCGATGAGCGATGCCGAGTTGACCTAACGCCTTTTACCTTCGACGCTTTTGTGACCGGCGTCAGCAACCAACGGCTTTTTTCGGTCAGCGTCAGCATGGTCGCCGATTATTTCACGCGCGGCAAAATAACGTTTGAATCAGGCGCCAATGCCGGAATCACATTGGAAATCCTTTCCAGCTTCGGCGCCGCGCTCAGATTGGGATTGCCCGCGCCGCGCCCGATTGCGCCCGGCGACGCCGTGCGCCTTGTCGCCGGTTGCGACGGACGCCTCGAAACCTGCCGCGACACATTCCAAAATGTCATAAATCGCCAAGCGGAAGACGAAATCCCTGGCAACAAACGATTTTTTGAATTTCCAAAGTGAGAGCATGGGCATTAGGGACTGTTAACAAACATCCATCTTAATGAGCGCCAGGGCAATAAACCCTCCGAACGTCGCTTCCAGCTTGTCAACGCGCAACGCCAGTCGCCGA